AACCGCGTTCCGAAGAGCGACCCATCCGGCGGCGAGCAGGTCGATGTCTCGACTGAGAAGCTGTGGGGTCTCCTGCTCATTGATCCTGACAAGTCGGACCCACACAACCAGCGTCTGATTGTCGGGCTGATAGTGAACGAGCGGCTTTCGATCCGCGTGAAAGCGGGGTGGTGCGAAGGTACTCGCGCATTGGACGGGAGGGCGATTGCCGCTCTAGCGGCGGCGATCATCGAGAATTATGCCGAGATCCGCGACGTGCTGGCGGAGAAAGACTGATGCCGAAGAAGGAATGGACGCCCGAGGAGCGCGCGGCGCACGCCGAGAAGATGCGCGTCCTCCACGCCGAGCGCCGGGCAAAGTGGGCCACGCCGCAGGCCGAACAGGAACCAGAACCGCCCCCGCCGGTCATGGCGCCGGTCGAGAGCGGGGCGGAGTACGGCCTCACGGCCCCGGTGCCGGTCGAGCCCGCGCCGGCCAACGCCGCGCCGCCGGCCGAGGCGACCGCCTTCGACATCTACATGGCCTCGCTCTCCGAGGAGACGCGCGAACTGCTCTCGGTCGAGGAGTTGCGCGGCGCCTTCGACGCGGCGGTGAAGCAGGCCGACGACGAGAAGCGCAAGGAATTGCGGAAGGCGGCAGCGGCGAAGGCCCTGCACCATGCCAAGGCGGCGGCCGGGCTTCTGCCGAAGGAGAAGGTCGAGCAATTGGCATGGCAGGAGCGGATGAACCAGAAGGTCCGCTTCCGGGTCATGCTGCCGTTCCTCGCCGGGATCAACGACAGCCGCATCGGCGACGAGGGGTTGCGGATCGACGGCAAGCTCTACCAGCACGGCGTCGAAGCGGAGATGACGATGGGCGAGTACCTGTCGGTCCGCGAGATGATCTGGCGGATGGGGCAGCACGAACTCGACTTCAAGGGCGAGGGCCGGCTTTCCAGCCTGCGCCGCATGCTGGAGTCGCGCGGGTTTGACGAGCATGGAGTGCGTCAGTGAGTGAGATGCGGGTCACCTACCAGATCCAGATTGCCGAGGGGCAGACGCTTGCCTACGAGATCGGGGCGGACACCAACGACGGCCCAGAGGAATTGCGGAAGGTGCTCGATCTGGTCGGCGATGCGGCGGAGCGCCGGAAGGCGATGCACGACCTGCCATTCCACAAGGCGCGCCTCCTGTCGAACCGCGAACGAATCGGCAATCTGCGCAAGGATCGCGCGAAAGCCGAGGCGAACCTCAACGCCCACGTCTCGCAGATCAGCGCCGGCCGCCGCAAGGAGGCCGTCCCGCTCCAGACCGATGTCAACGCGGTGGCGCAGTGGGACAAGCAGATCGCCGATGCCGAGGCGCTGATCAAGGCCGACGAATTGCGCATCCCGTATATGGAGGCGATCATCGCCGGCCGGGAGCCGCCCGAGCTGTTCCCCGAGACGCGCGAGTTCCTCGCCGCGGCAGAATAGTTGTGTTAACCGCCTTCCAGATAATCGAGGAGGCGGTCTATCGCGCCAAGGTGCCGGGCTATACGACGACCTTCGCGATCCGCAACCTGAACGCGATCCTCTCCGACCTCTGCCAGCACCATGATTTCGCGCTGGCCCGCGGCGTCCACAATTTCGATTTCAACCCGGCGCTGGCGACGATGTACGGCAGCGGCCCTTACTCGTTGCCGCTCGACTACCTGCGTACCTCCGGCTCGTCCGGGGCGACCGGGGCGTCGCGCTCGGCGTGGTATCTCTACCCGACGCCGGCCTTTCCGTCGGGGCAGCCGATCTACATGACGCCGATCGACCTCGCCGAGTTCGATCAGTTCCCGCAGTTCCCGTCGCAATCCACCCCGTCGCTGTGGGCGACCGACATGGGCGGTTCGCTGACGCAGCGCATCGTGCTCTCGGCTGTCGGCGACATCACCGGCACCAACGGCACGGTCTCGAACATCATCAATGCGGACGGCTCTACCGTGAGCCTGGCGGGCCTGACGGTCGGCCTGTCCGCGGCGGGCGAGGGGATCGACCCTGGGTCGGTCATTACCGCGATCGACACCACGACGAACCAGGTCACGCTCTCGCTCGACACCTCGAAAAGCCTCGACGGGGCCAGCGTCTTCTTCGGCATCGCGCCGGTGGCCTATGTCTACCCGCCGCCGCTCGGCTCCTATCCGGCGACGGTGCGGTTCCAGCGGCAGATGCCGCCCATCGTCAACCCGCAGACGGTGCCGTGGTTTCCAGACGAGGGGTATCTGATTACCGAACTCGCCTCGCGGCTGTGCGAGATCAGCGACGACCAGCGTGCCCTCTCGCTGCACGGGCTGGCCGACATGCGGATACGCAAGTATTTGCAGAAAGCCGACGACAAGACGAACCGCAGCCAGCAGATCCAACTCGACCAGAGAAACTTCGGCGGCGGGACGGCCTACGACCGGGCACGTAATACAAAATCAGCCGGCTGGTGAGCCGTGGTTGCCGTCACGGTCACGACGCAGATCGGGCCGGGCGCGTTCCTGGGTTACGGCGAGATCACCTTGACCGGCACAGAGATCGAGGCGGCGCTGGCTGACGGCTCGGTCGGCTGGAAAATCACTAGCAACTACGATAGCGCGGCCGAGGTCGATTTCTGGAATACCGTACCGTCCTCCGGCGCGGCGGCCGGATTTCGCTTCTTCCAGACGCTGGCGTCCGGTCACGCGAACCTGTTCAACATTTATGGCGACGATACCTTCGTCGAGGTCGATTACGGGGCGGTGGGGGGCGGGGGATTTCTCTACGCCGACGCATCCGAAATCGCCTATGGCACAGGCGATGACGTGCCGGTGCTGATCTACAGCAATAACATGGTAGCGCTGTCCTTCGACGAATTGCCGTACCTGCCGCCCAAGACGTTCGCGCAACTCCCCGCTTCCCCGACGACCGGGATGCTCGCCCGCATCACCAACAGCACCACGGCGGCGTGGGACGGGGTGGTCGCGGGCGGCGGCGCGAACGACGTACTGGCGTGGTTCCGCGCGGGTAACTGGCGGGTGATCGGCGGCTGATGGCAACCTCCCTTAGAAACGGAGTTCCCCTTAGCTTCGTAGCCAGAACCCTCAGCGACGCGACGGACGCGACCAACGCCGGCCGCGGGGCGATGCGGGCGCTGGCGAACCTGGTGCCCGATCCGACGACGCGAGGCAACTGGGTCTGCCGCCCGGGGCAGGTCGACACGATAGAGTTCTCCAGCCTCAACGCCGCGACCTTCGTCACCGCCATGCTGCCGATCGGGAATATCGTCTACGGCATGGTGTCCAGCGGCCTCTTTGCCGGCAAGGACCAGCCATTCGCCTACGATCTGGATGCCGGCGCCTTCCTGACCGTCACGGGTACCGAGGACGCTAATCTCCCGGTATCGCCCCCCGCTACGGGGCACTGGACGCCGCCGATCATGGCGCAGGTCGGCAGCCGCATCCTGGTGACGCACACCGGGTTCCCCGGCTCGACCACCGGCGAGCCGTCGGATTACGGCATCAAGTTCGGCTGGTTCGACATTTCCGATTTCTACGGGATCATCGAGATCGACTACGAAGACGGCCAGCCTTTCCTGTTTGGCGGACCCGACATCACCTTTGGCGTGCAACCCGGTATGGTGGTGACCGGCGCGGCCGACATACCGGCGGGGACCGTCGTCAAGAACATCTACCCGGTGACGCAGAGCGCCCGCTACATCACTGGCGACAGCCACTCGACCGACATCATCGATGGCATCGGCGGGGCCGACATGGCCGAGATGTTTCCCGGCAAGGCGATCGCCGGCCCCGGGATACAGCCCGGCACCACGATCCTGGCGGTGCCGACCGGCGCCTCGATCCAGCTGACCCAGCCGGCCACGACCACGGCAGCAGCGGCGACCTTCCTCGTCTGGGGCAATATCCCGAATTACTACCCCTACCTCAACCGGGGCGACTTCACGGCCGGCTCGGCCACCGTGACCGTCCCGACCCCTCTGCAAATCCACCGGGGCGCGCTGCTGACCGGCTCGGCGATCCTGCCGAACACCTACGTTTCCAGCATCTCGGGCACGACGATGGTCATGTCGCAGCCGGCGACCACCACCGTCGCGGCGGCCTCCCCGGGCGCGTCCTTCTCCAGCATCGGCTCGGTCATCGAGATGACGGCGAGCGCCACCGCCACCGGCACCGGCCCGCTGGCGATCGTGGGCGGCTCTCGATCTGCGCCGCTGTGGGGGGCGGGAGATACCGCGATCAACCATCTGCCGGAAATCCCCGTCGGCGTGGCGCAGATGAACGGGCGGGCGTGGTTCGCGTCGCCCGATGGCGGCATCCCCTGGTCGGACAGCCTCCTGCCGTGCGTCCGCACCAACGCGACGCAGGCGCTGATGGCGGACGACCGCCGGCCGATCACGGCAATCGCCCCCCTGATGCTCACCGCTCCCATCGTCGGCGGCATCGTGCAGGCGCTGATCGCCTTCCAGGGCGTCTCGGCGATGCACCAGATTTCCGGCGATCCGACGACAAACAACCTGACCTTCAACATCCTGCCGGTGACGACCGGCACGCTGGCGCCGAACACGATCACCCCCTCGACGTTGGGGACGTTCTTCGTGTCGCCCGAGGGGCTGCGGCTCATCGACTTTAAGGCCGGGGTTTCGGACCCGATCGGCCAGGACGGCGAGGGGGTGATCTCCCCCTTCCTCTCCGTGGTCGCGCCGCCGATCCCCTTTTCCACATTGGCGCAAGCCTCGCGCATGGCGGCGGCGGCTGGCGGCCGCACCCTGCGGATCGACGCGCCGGACGCCGACGGCACGGTCTTTTCCTACTGGTTCGATCTTACCCGCAAAATCTGGACCGGCCCGCATACCGGCGGCGCCAGCCTGGTCGAGGTCTGGAACGACACGTTTCTGGTCTCATCGTCGACGCGCCTCGTGGTGCAGCGGGCCGACGACATCCCGCGCGTCTACTCGGTCTACGAGGAAAACGGCCAGCAGCTGCTCTACGAGTGGGAGACCTCGCTCTTGCCGGACAGCGGCGAGATGAGCGAGAACACGATCATCGAATCGGCGATCATGGTGGCGCTCCAGCCCGACGAGCAGACCCAGATCGACTTCCTCGACGAGATACGCGGCCCCCTCGACGGGGTGACCCTGCGCGGCCTCGACGTGCCGGAAGCGCTATGGGGGCGGGCGATCTTCGGCGTCACCCTGACCGGCCCCGACCCCGGCACGATCCGGCAGCGGCAGATCCCGTGGACCCTGCCGCTCGTCTTCAAGCAGGGCCGCGTCAACATCCGGGGCCTCTCGAGCGCGACCGTGACGCTGGGCAATTTCTACATGCGCTATCAGGTGCTGGGCTACCTGTTGCAGGTACCGCAAATCCCGGTCGCGCCCTCGGACGAGGAGTTCTTTCTGCTGGCGAACGATGGGGTTACCATTCTGCGCTCAAACGGCAACATGAATTTGAGGCCGCGCTAGATGGCTGTCGGCGAAACCTTTGCGGTTTTCCTTGAAACCGACCCGCTTACGACGGCGTTGCCGCTGCCGATTGTCTCGGATGACCGTCTCGCGGTGGTGCGTTCTGGCTCGACCTATTATGCCTCCGCCTTGGAATTTGAGGGGGTGGCCGCATCCTGCACCTATGTCGTGGCGGCAAGCGGCGGCAGCACTGCGGCGACCGAGGCGCTTGGGGCGATCCAGCTCGAGCCCGCCGCGGCGATCGCGTCCTATACGGTGACGCTGCCGCCGAACGCACTCAATAACCAGACATTCGGCGTCTCGACGACGCAGGACATCACCTCGCTGACCGGGGCTCCGGCGGCTGGGCAGACCGTCAACGGCGGCGCGGTCGGGGTATTGCCGGCTGATGGCGGGGTCGCGTGGCGTTACCGCGCATCAAACACGACTTGGTATCGGATTCGATAATGAGGCGCTTTCTCCTCGCTGCCCTGGTGGCTCTCGTGCTGCCCGCCGTTGCGCTGGCCCAGACCAAGGTCAATAGCCCGATCACCGTCGGTCCAGGTCTCAACGCCCTTGGCCCTAGCATTTCGACCCTCTTGCCGCAGACGTGCGACGGAGTAATCAATACCACCGGCGGCGCGATGACTGCTGGGCTCGCGACGCTCACTGGGACCGGATTTACCTCGGCCGACGTTGGTAAGCGCGTCGCGGTCGCGGATGTCGGCAGCAATTTTGCCCTATCGACGCTCAACCTGAATGCCGGCGGCGCCGGGTACGTGGTCAACGAACTGGTGACCTTGGCCGGCGGCACGGGCAGCCCGGCAGTTCAGGTTCGGGTCGTGGCGGTTTCGGGTGGGGCGGTTACCGAGTTTGCTATCGTCAATCCCGGCATCTACACGGTCACCACGACGACATTTACCCAGGCCAGCAGCACGGTGGACGGCATCAATCCGGGGGCCGGGGCCGGTGTGACATTCAACAACGTCACGTTCAAGCGTCTGCCGCTGTCCACAACGATAACCGGGTTTACGAACTCGACCTCTGTGACGCTTGGCGCGGCGGCATCCGCGACGGATGCGAATGCCGCGTATCGCTATGGCACCGACAAGACGGCGGAAATTCAGGCCGCAATCGACGCCGGTCTCCCGGTGAACCTCCCGATCGGAATTTGCGTTCATACCAGCCCCATCGAAATCAAAGACAAGACAATTATCGTTGGACAGGGGCGGGGAGCCGGTCTAACCGGGTCGCATGACAATACGATTCTTGTGTATCTTGGCGCGCAGTCTGCAAGCGCTCAAATCCTTGCCGATAAGGACGTGGGCGGTGGGGCGGAGATTACAGGATATACCTACGGGAACTTCGCTCTGGATGGAGCACTACTCATAGCCAAGGGCATCCGAGAGGCCGGGACGCAAGTGGGGCGGAAGGAGCCCGTTAAGACACTGGGCCATACTCAGGTTGGCGCTGAGTTCCAGGCGTCCTCCGCCTTCCCGGATGGAAACTTCGGCCACCGCTATGAGTTTCTGGACATCCAGGAGACCACCTCAGGACTAAACACGGATGGCATCTGGATGGGCTATCCTAATAATGTGGACCTGGGGAAAGACCCGGACTGGAGCCGGTTCGTGGAAATCCGAGTTAACATCAATACCTCTGGTATTGGTTCTCCTATGCGAATGGGAGCTACTGACCACAATAGCTTGGTGCAGTTGCGCCTCCGTGGTCCCATCGCCACCCCTGGCATTGAATTTCTTGGGGGCAACTGGGCTACATTAGGTCATTCTCGGAACAATCTTTTTGTTTTTCTCGACGCCGGCGATGGCGGGGCCATCTCCCGAGGCACGGGGTTTTTGCGGGGGGCCTCGAATAAAGCTCTTTGGTACGACAGAGGCAACGGCGGGCCGCAGTGGACGACGGAGCCGGGGGCGCTGTTTGACGCCACCGACACAAATGCGCGGTCTGCATTTCTCGGCTTGGTTACTACTACTCTAGCCGACCTTCGCGAAGTTTCTAACTTTACCGCGCTATATCATGTGTCGGACAGTCCCACAAAAGTACCCGGCCACACTTTCCTGACTACCGATACCCCCGGAACGTATCGAGTCATTGCATTATTTACTGGGACCGCCAATCAATACAGGGTGGTTGCTGCGGTCAACGATACCCCGTCAGACACCGACGTTGTGGTTGCTACGTCCACGCTGACATCCAACTTGGATACGGCTTTCGATATTGTGCCTGGTATGCAGATACTTTTGCTTGCAGGCAAGACCTACTCCTGTCGCGGCACCCTGTCCGGCACGGCCAACGCGGGGGGCGGCATCAAGGTGCGGCCCACGGCCAGCGGCGCTCTCACGATCACGTCGATGCGTTTCCGCGCTCAGATGTGGAACAACCTGACGATTGTAGAGAACACCGAGGTAACCGCGTTTGGCGTCAACCTCGTTGGGACGACGGCGGCCTACACGAACATCGAGTTTGAGGGCGTGATCGTCGTCAATGCCGGCGGTATGCTGTCGATCCAGGCGGCGCAGAACGCCTCGTTCGCGGCGGATACGACCATCGTGGCAAACTCGCACCTCGGCTGCACCCGGATTAATTGATATGTGCATGAGATTCGCGTGGTTGCTGTTTGGCCTCCTCGCCGCGCCGGGGGCGGCGCAGGCGGCCTGCCCGCCGATCCCCTTCATCTTCGCCCAGGGCGCGCCGTTCAATGCGACCCAGGTCAATGCGAATTTCACCAGCCTGCGCGACTGCTACAGCACCTCGCTCAGCCCGGGGACGCCGCCCACGGTAGTCAATCATCCGGTGGTCTGGACGAATACGCTGGGCACGGGCCTTGGCGACCCTGGCACGACGTGGACCTACGGCGGCTCGATCGTGCTCAACCCGGTGCCGGGCTCCCTCAACCAGGGCCTCAAGACCTCGCAGACCGTCGCCGGCACCGTCGTGGCCGACACCTGGTACAACCAGTTCCTGATCGCCAGCGACAACGTGAGCGGGGCGGAGACCAACCTGTTCGGCGGCGGCGTCTATCAAGTCTGCTGTGGCGCGGCCGCGCAGGGATACCGCTTCGCGCTGGGCGGCCGGTTGGATGTAACCGGCGCCTGGAACCCCTCGGACCCGGAGGCGGTCTTCGTGGGCGTGATCGGCAATGCCCGGGCAACCGTCAGCTCACCCAGCATCGGGGCGCTGATTGCCGGCGGCAACTTCAACGTCGATGTCAGCAACAGTGCCCAGAACTGGGCGACGGTCATCGGGGCGGAGACCGATGTTATCATTCGGACGGGCTCTGAGGCGCCGCAGACCAAGACGAACCAATCCCACGTCCTGGGGGCGCTGGATGCGGTAAACGCCTTCGGGTTCTCGGCGTGGCATCACTATGTCAACGCCGGCACGACGAACGGCATGACGAATTTGTGGCTGCTGGACACCACCCTTGGCGGCGGGGAGATCGTCGAGCCGGTCGGCACGATTCTCAATGTCCGGGGCGCGATGACGGTGGCAGAGGTGTTCAACCTCAGCTCGCTGACCGTGACCGGCAATGTCCTGACCGGCCCCGGTGGCAACAGCTCCATCAGCGGCGCCGGCGCGGGATTCTTCAGCAGCACCCTTAGCGGCAACGGCAATCTGGGGGCTGTCTACCCGGCGTCGGCCGCGACCGGCTGGGCGCTCGGCAGCAACTTCTCGGCAGCCAACGCCGAGGTCAACGTGTGGAACACGTCCAACACCGGCCTCGGCTTCCACTTCAAGCAGAAGACCGGGGCGAGCGCCGCGTCCGACGTGTTCTGGATCAACAACACGACCGGCGGCAACAAGACGACCAACCTGAAGCTGATGGCGAAGGACGGCGCCGGGGTCATCACCTTTGTCGATGTCACGGTCGATGCCAATGACAGCTGCACGGCCGGCTTCTCCTGCCTGCGGGTGCCGAATTGAGAGTGATCCTGATCCTGGCGCTGCTGCTGCCCTTCGCGGCCCACGCCCAGACCGCCGACGAGAAGGCGACGCACGAGGCCTGCGACGAGCAGCGCAAGGTGGAGACGACGCCTAGGGGCGCGAAGCGGTTTGTGCCCGGCTACAAGCCCGGCTGGGAGAAGTGCGAGGCTTTCGAGGCGGCCTACCAGCAGAAGCTGAGGGACGCGGCGAGTGCGGCCAACGCCGGAGCGGTAGCCAAGAAGGCGGCGCGGGATTCGAAGGCTCAGGAGGAATTGAATAAGTGAGGTGGTTTGCGCTGGCGCTCCTGCTGCTGCCGCTGGCGGCGCGGGCGCAGCAGCCTGACCCGCGCATCGCCGGGCCGATGATCCAGGCGCTCCAGGCGCAGGTCGCGCTACAGCAGGCGATGATGAAGGCGCAGGCCGATGACGCCGAGGCGCAGAAAAAGACGCTATGGGAGTGGCTGCTGTCGGCCCAGGCCGAGGCGAAAAAATAGCGGGCCGAAGCCCGCCAAGTTCCCCTTAGTCGTGTCCGCTTCCCTGACGGGGTTGCTGACGCGCCAGCGTTAGCACATCCGGGCGGATCGTGATATAGCCGGATCGTCCTTTAGGAGGGGAATATGCGCGCATCGCTTCGTTACGCCGCCATCCTGGCCGTCGGCATCTTCCTCGGCACCGCCGCGGTGCAGCTTCACTCGGCCGGCATCCCCGGCCCGGTGGACCCGAGCCAGGTCATCCCGCAGGTCAACCAGTACCTGGCGAACCTGATTACCCGCTCCGGCACGACCAGCGAATTGCAGTTCTCCGGCTCGCAGTCATGGGCGGTGAACAGCAACGTCGCCACCACGATGACCTCGCTCGGCCCCCAGGGCGCCAGCACCACGGTCTCCCAGTGGCTGACGGTGGTCGACAACCGGGGCCGCATCGGCTTCATCCCCTGGTATCTCTACACCGCGCCTTGATAGCTCGGCGAGCAGAGCGAACAGGACGAGCCACATGGCCCAGGAGGCCGACAGGAACAATCCCGCGGTCCCCCAACACGCGAGGATTGCCCTGTCGTCCCGGCTCGCAAGCCGCCAGCACGATACGCACAGCCAGATGGCGGCGGCAAGCCCGAGCGCGCCGGTAGCGACGAACCAGTCGAGCGGGACCGAGTAGAAATGGCCGACCGCGACCAGCCGGCCCTCGAGCGGCACGATATGCGAGACGCCGCCCAGGCCCCAGCCGGTCAGCGGGCGCTGAAGACCGACTGCCAGGCCGAGTTCCCATACCTGGCGGCGGGCCTCCGAGCGCTGGAGGAGTACCGCGCCGAGCAACGCGCAGCCGATAGCGCCCACCGCGATCCAGCGCGACCGTCGCCACAGGAGGGCGGCGGCACCGGCCCCGACCGCGAGCAGCGCGCCCCGGCTCTGACTGAGGACGACCGCCAGCGCGTTCGCGCCGAGCGCCGCGTTCCCCGCTATGGTGCCGCGTCCGCGCCACGCGACGAACAGCATGACGGCGGCGAAGGCCCCGAGGTAGTTCGGGCTGCCGAATGGCCCAGGTGGCCGGGCCTGCCAGGGCAGTTGTACCAGGGCGATCCCACCGCACCCCACGCTGGCCCACAAGAGGACGGTCCAAATGCGGCTCGCGCGCCCCTCGGGGAGGAGCCGCAGAACCAGGAACCAGCAGACGAGCAGGAGACACCCGACGTATCCGTCGCCGGAACCGCCGAGGCTGGAGATCCCGGCGACCGCCGCGAGGCATAGGACGGCGAGGGTTATGCGCATCGCGGGCCGGGTGGCCTTCGTGGTGGGGTTTCTGGGGTTCCTAGTGTACTGCTTATGGCCGCAGCCATGAACTCGAGCGGCCCGCTGGCGGGCGCAATCGGAGGGCGGCGCATGAAGGGCAAAACCAAGGTCGCGAAGGTGATGGGCGAGTTCAAGCGCGGCACGCTGAACTCGGGCTCGTCGTCTGGCCCTAAGGTGAAGAAACGCAAGCAGGCAATCGCAATTGCGTTGAACGAAGCGCGCCGGGGGAAGAAATGATGGGCTTCGACGACCGCGAAACGTTCGACGACGACCTCGGGCCGTCGAAGGGCATCTTGGCCGGGATCGCGATAGTGGGCGTCTGCCTGCTGATCGCGGCGACCGTGCTGTTTCTGTCGTTCTCGAATGCGCGGGCGCAGAACAAGCCGACGAGTTGCTCTGGCACGGCCGAGACAACGGCGGCCAATATCACCTTCAGGCACCCGCCCGCGTCCTTCATCACTATCGTCAACCCGTCGGCTTCGGCGACCCTCTGGGTCTCGGCGACCGGTACGGCGGCGGCAAACTCTGCTGAGAGCTTTCCGCTGGTCGCTACCGGCAACAGCGCGACGCTGCCGCCGCAGCCGACAGTCAGCATCATCGCCTCAGCCGCGTCCACCCCGTACACTTGCTTCTTCCGATGAGATGGTTTCTCGCGGCGGCGCTCACGCTCCTGCTGGCCGGCCCAGCGGCGGCGCAGATCGGCGGGCAGCCGCCATATATCGACAACGCCATGACGGGTGGCGCGGCCGGCAGCGGCATGGCGCGGGATGGGTCAAACGCGGAGGCCGGGACCACCAAGGACAACCTTGGCCTAGTCCGCGACCTGGTGGTGGATTTCGCCGCCGTCTGCGATGGAACGACGGACGACGCTGCCGCCTTCGCCGCCGCGACGGCGTGGCTGGCGACTGCGCCGAACCAGCGCCTCGTCACGATCCCGGCCAAGACATGCGCCACCTCGGCCACGGTCACGCTTGGCGATGGCCGGCAACAATCGACAACAACGACTGCGCTGGTGACCGGCACGCCGAGCACGGTGGCAGTGGCGAGTTGCTCGGGTGTTGTCGCCGGTGATGCGGTTGGGATCAAGCGGGATGTTGGAACGGTCTTTACAACAAGCGTGACGTCTTGCGTCGGCACGACCCTAACCTTGGCGTCACCCTACAGCGGCGGCAATGCGGCGAGCGGCAATGCGGTTTTTACCGGCAAGATCAGCACCTATAACGGCGGCGGGTTTGTCGGATATGGCGCGGGAGGGACCAGCGCCGAATGGCCCGCCGGCAGAGACACCAGCACGATAAAATACATCGGCGCGACCGCTCCAACGACCACATTGGGCGCTACGGCATCGGCCACCAACCTAACCCTGACCGTAGCCTCGATTGCCAATATCGCACTCGGTACGCCGGTTGGCGTAACCTTAGACAACGGGCGCATCTGGTGGACCTGGGCGAGCGAGACGCCGACCGGAGTCACCGTCAAGATAGCCAACGAGATACCCTCGACCGCAACCCTCGGCAATGCCGTGCTGATTGCGTCCAACCCGGTTCTCCGGGTCAATGGGCCAATTCTTAACCCCGTGATCCAGAGCGTCATGCTCGACGCTAACGGTCTGGCCGCGATCGGCATGGATGTGATCCATCCTAACGGAGGTGAGTTTCAAGGTGCCAATGGCGTCCGCACTAAGGGTTACCTTGGCATCGGGCACAACATCCGTAGCGCCGAGTTTCATCCGCAGACCGCCGTGGGCGTCGGGGACAACTACTTTAAACTTTCGGCGGTGCAGCCGAACAACACCAAGACAATCGGCTGCTGGTATCGCGGCACGTCAGGGCAGACCGTGGCGTTCAGCCGCAATCACTTCATCGGCGGCAACTGCACGATGGGCGGCAATGACGTAACCGCCGCTGCGATCCGGGTAGAATTTATCGACAACAACACGTTCGAGAAGCCGTATACATCGGTCAACGGAGCCAGCACGTCGGGGGCTGGTCTTTACCGTCAACCGAGCGTCAACAGGACACTATTCCCCAACGAGAACGAATACGTCGCTCCCGCTTTTATCGGCGGTATAACGACTGGCTCGGCAACCGGCTCGACGCTAGGCGTTGAGCACATCACTGGGTACTCGATCTATGATGGTGCGGGAGTGCCCTCCAGCACAACGTTGAGCGGCTCGCTAATGACCGGGTTGCCGTTTGGACTAGCTACGCCGCAGGAACACTTCGCGGGGCTCGTGATGACCCGGGCCAGCGCGGCGCAGATCACCATTGCGACCGGAATGGCAGCTGACTCGACGGGCAATACGATACTGGCCCTGCAAACTTCTTGCACGGCGTCACTCAATACCTCGGGCAATCAAGGCATAGACTCTGGCGCAAAGGCCGCCAACACATGGTACGCGGTCTTTTTGATTGGCCCAACGTCGGCGGGTGTGGGTTCCTGCATTTTTTCAGCCACGACATCTGCGGTGGTGCCGACGCCAACTCTGCCAGCCGGCTATCTTTATTATGCCTATGTCGGCCGGTTCAAAACCGACGCCGCGTCCGACATCAGCGCCTTCACCTTGCTGCCGCGTGGGCAGTTCTACATCGACGCGACTGGGGCCAGCACCTATACGCCGGGAGCGTCCGGGTTTAGGCCAAGAGCAGTTCGCCTCCTTGCCTGCGGCGGTGGGGGAGGCGGCGGTTCGGGTGGCGTGCAGGTCAGCGGCACGGCTGTCTCCGGCGGCACGGGAGGCTCCGGCGGCGGCTGCATGGACGTGACTTATTCGCGTGAACAATTAGCGTCGACGATTGCGGTAACGGTCGGGGCAGGCGGCGCGGCGGTAAACCCCCCGGCTGGACCGAATGCTGCGGGGACGGTAGGTAATTCGGGCGCGCCCACATTCTTCGGGGCCAGCGCGGGGGCGGCCATCGCTTATGGCGGTGCGGGGTGCGCTGGCGACGGCGGCCGGCTGAACGCGGCATCGGCGTCTGGCGGGGCCGGGGCCGGGGCCATCAACACGACGAATGTTTCAGCCTGCACCAATGGCGCTTTAGGGGTGGCGGGTGCTGGCCAAACCGGCGGCGTGGCTGGATCGTCTGGCGTGTTCGGCACATTTTCTGTGACCCCGGGGGCAGGCAGTGCGGGCGGCGGCGGCGCCGCTGCCGGTGGCGTTGGGACTAGTGGCGGCACCGCGCAGGGGCGTTTCGGTTGCGCTGGTGGCGGTTCGGGTGGCGGTCAAGCGACGGGGCCGGCGGGGGCCAATGGAACGACTGGCGGCGCGGCGGTGGATGCTACGATTACAAGAGGCGCGGGCGGAAGCTCTGGAACGCCGGCCGGCGGCTCTCCTGCCGCGCCGCTGGCGCCGTGGCTGCCTGGATCATCTGCTGGCGGCGGCTACTCCGATAACGATGCTTCTCCCGGCTCGGGTGCCGGCGGTACTGGCGCGCAATGCGCAGGCGGGGGCGGGGGCGGCTCTACCCTAAACACCTTTGTTGCTGGTGCCGGCGGCAAGGGCGGCGACGGCTACGCCTTTGTGTGGGAACTGCGCTGACGGGCGATGGCCGAGGGCAACGGTCGCTGGCCGGGGGGGCTTAGCGTCGGCAACGCCGTCGCGCTGGTCGCCATCCTCGGAGGCGTGATCGCGGTTTATACTGAGATGCGCAGCACGGAGGCTGTGGTGAACGACAAGCTCGCGGCGCTGGCGCGCGAGATGACCGCTAATCGGGCCGGTCAGGAGGTGTTCGCTGAACAGATGCGCGGGCAGCTGAACCAGCTATCAAAAGATGTCGCCTATCTTCAGGCCCTGATGAGTATGCAGGGGCAGACCGGCGGATCGCGGCAGCGCGGGAAATGATCGCGTGGCCCATCCTCTTGCTGCTGTTGTCGGCTTGCGCGCCACAAGTCCCGGTGTGGCCGGCATCTTTGCAACTGGTGCCGCCTGACTTCTACTCGCGTACACTACGCTTTACCGTTGAGGAACACCGGCGCGGCAGGGCCGTCAAGCGGACCTACTACGTCCCGGTGCAGGTCGATCGGCGCACCGGCGACGTGCGTGTCACGCGTGAGGCGCGGCCGGGGGCAAATGGCATAGAGAGACAGTTGCGGGTCATCCAGGAGCGGATTGAGCGGCTTCAGGAGCGGATCACCCGGCGGCCGAGCCTGTCGGGCGGGGGAGAAATGGAATGAGCGCAGCTATTTGGTTCTGGATTTTCTACGTCATCAGTATCGTCTTCGGCGGCGGCTGGTATTGGCGCAACCAGGGGGCGCTGATCGCGTTCGGCCCCTTCGGTCTGATGTTCTACATCCTGATCGGCCTCTTGGGGTGGGGTGTCTTCGGCGCGCCCATCCGGTGATCTGTCGATGGAACCCTCAACCGAAACGCGGCTGGCGGTTCTGGAGGAGGCGGTAAAGCGCCTGGAGGCTCGCGTCGAGAAGATTGCTTGGACCATCGTCTCGGCGTTGGGGGTTACGACAGCGTTCTTAGCGGTGAAATATCTGTCGGATGCTGTCGGAAAATGAAGATCGTCTGCGGCTGGCAGCCCCTCGCCGAGGTGCTGGCGCATGCCGAGTCCTGACCGCGCGAGACCTCGCCGCGGCAAGGAAGCGTGCGCCGCCGGAGAGGGGGTAGATGGTGTCTTTCGACATGCCGAAGACCGGGACGTGGGAGCAGCGCGGCGGCTGGGTATTGCGCCAACTCGTCAAGGATTTGAAAGTGACGCCGGAGCAGGCGGCCGGCATTGTGGGCAACCTTGGTTTTGAGAGTGCCGGCTTTACCCAGCTGCATGAAATCGGTCAGCCGGAAGGCAAAGGCGGCTATGGCTGGGCGCAGTGGACGGCCTCGCGCCGGGTGGCCTTTTTCAGGTGGTGCGCCGAGGAAAGTCTCAACTGGTGGGACGACGAGGCCAACTACGGATTTCTTCTGCACGAGCTTCGCGGCAGCCAGGCAAAATCCCTGACGCAGCTGAAGAAAACCACCGAACCGGAGACGGCCGTTTTCACATTCGGCTACCACTTTGAAAAGCCCGGCGGCACAACCAAGACGCATTTGCCCGGCTTTGAGGGCCGGCTCGCATACGCGCAGCGCGCCCTGCAACCCGTCGAGGTTCCCGTCGCGGATCACCTCGACCAGGCGGTGCTTGTGTTCAACGCGGCGGCTTCTCTTTTGCAGTCCATGTTGCAGGAGAAGGGCTTTTACGAGGGCGAGATGGACGGGGACTTCGGGCCGGCGTCAAGGGCGGCTCTCCTTCAGTATTTAGCGACAAAGAGATGAAGCGCCTCCTCGTTGCGTGCGTTCTGCTGGGCGGGTGCACGACGGCTCAGGTGACGGCCGGGTGCGACGACGTGCACGATCTGCTGTCCAACCCGCTGGTGGACATGGCGCCTATCGAGGTGCGTGCGGCGGCAGCGGCCTTGCGCATAGGATCCTACGTTTGCGGCACGCCGGAGTATGCCGCGGCGCGGAATGGGGTGCTGTCTTGGATAAGGTCCAAGTGACCCGGAAGCAGGCGATCCTGTGCCTCGTCGTCGGGACGGTGTTCCTGGTGCTGGTGATCCTGATCTTCGGCGGGGCGTGGTAATTCGTTGCGCCTGGCAACCGCTGGCCGAGGTGCTGGCTGAGCCGAACGCCATCGACATGATCCGGGACTATGCCGAGGAGTTGTCGCCCCTTCGCGACAAGGTGCCGCTCGCCCCGGACTGGCCCCGCATGGCCGAACTGGAGAAGGCCGGCATCTACAAGCTGTGGTCCTGCCGCGTCGACGGAACTCTCGCCGGCTACATCAGCTTCCTGGTAATGCCGCACCACCACTACCGCGACACGCTGTTCGCGCTCGACCAGGGGCACTACCTCGCGCCGGCCTACCGCAGCACGCCGGGGCGGATCGGGCTGAAAATGTGGCGCTCGGTCGAGCCGGCGCTGCGCGATCTCGGGGTGAAGTGGATCATGGCCCATGACGGCCAGCGCTCGCTCCTACCGTTCTTCCTCGCATTGGATTACCATCCGCGCTCGGTATTATTCTGGAAGGAGCTGTGATGGGGCCAATGGGCGCTGGTGGATCGGGCAGCGGCGGCGGTAGCCCGTCGGTGTATCTTCCGCCCGGGCAGGACGTGGCGGCCAAGACGTGGGGTGATCTTCTCAACCCTCTGGCCGGGGTCGCGGG